ATCTACATCTATATTTTCCCTAATTAAATGTGATAAATGAGGAATAACTCTATCAGCAAATTCACGAGCTAGAGCATCATTTGTTTCTAAGGAAGTTGTAATTAGATTAATTACATCTTCCTTGTTTAAAGGTTCTGTATTTACAGCTACATCATCTAAACCAAATTTAGGATCCTGTATTGCCATTTTGTGTTAAATCTCCTGCTAAATTCATACCAGCCATAGGCGCTCCACTTGATGTGGCATCAAAAACATTGCCTCTTTCTTTACTTCTTTTTTCCTCTTGATCTTTTAAGAAATAGTTGATATATAATTTTCGTTCCATAGGTGTTAAACTTTCTATATAGATTGGATCACCAATCCCTATCTTCGTTGTTAAATAATAAATCTCCTTGTACACACTGTGAAGATCTTCATTAAATAACAACTTTAAGAAATCATAAAAAAATTTCCGTCTATTGTCAACCTCCTGCTAAATTGTTCATCTTTTACAGAAAAATTAACAATCTCTACTTTATCTATTTCTGTACGAACCTGATTAGCAAATTGAATAATACTTTTTAATATTTTTGTTTTAAAGGATTCAATGATTTGGATGCGATCTTTAATACTCAATTTTACCCAATTAATAGGTGTATCTTCGCCTGAATCATTTTTAACACTTACAGCTACAATATATTTAACCAATTCTGTTACAAATATATCACCAATAGCGTTTTTAACATCATCAGTTGTTTTAGTAGCATCAATGTTTTCTTTAAGACCTTTTTCTATTACTGCTTCCATTTCCATAGTAGGAATACCACATTCTATTTTATACAGTTCGTCTTCAAATATTGTATTTTGTGGAACTGATATAGTTTCTTTAGCCATAGTATAAATAGTTTTTAAATCTAATTTTGTGGGAAATTTTTCCTCAGTTTTTTTAGATTCTACTACAATATCAACGGTATCACCAATACTGCCCGCTCGAAGACCTATTGCAATTATTGCTTTATCTAAAATAGTAAGATCATTAATGTTAATTGATGAATCTGCACAACATTCTTTAACAATTTCTTTAAATGTGTATATAAATTCAGTGTTATATACAGGCGAATCTATAATTGATTTAATTAATCTCTTCTGCTGAGATGTATTAAGTTCTTTAAACGGAACGTCGCGTCCAAGCGATGGAATCCATATATGAGAGGTATAGGCCATTTCCCTTCGATTTATAATATTCAATACATCTTGCACTGAATCTAATCTTTTTTGATTTTCTTCCATATTTCGTTCTCCTTAAATATTTATATATATATAAGTATTTACAAGGATAAAATAATCTACAATATATGGCTATTTTAATACAAGATGCAAACCAATCAGCTGCTCTCAAATTTTATGCAAGCTTAACCACTTCTTCAAATAGTTTAGCACTATCACAATTATGGCTTGTTGAAATTGAACAAAGCCATTTAATCAATATTAAAAATCATATTGTTGAAAGTATCAATGTATATGAACATATTGGTTGGGATGTGGCATATAATATAAATGCCGCATTAAATGATGTATTTTTTATAGGCAAAAAATATTATTTATTAGCTAGAGGGTGTACCTTTCCAGGTGATGGTTTTAAATTAGACCATGCTGGTTCATCTTTTACTGGTATGCTTAAAGCCCCTGTTGGAACAGAACGCAACGAATTACAAGAAGTTACTATAACATTTTTAGAAACCAATCAATCAGTGGCTGATTTAATAATGCGTCCATGGGCAATTTTAGCTTCCCATTGGAGTTTAAAGGAACAAGCTATCAGAATTCCTATTAAATTAACATGTTTTCAAAAAGACGGAGTTAATAGTCCAGTTCAAGTAAGAAAGATAATTGAATTAGAACAAGCTGTACCTTTTAGTATAGATCAAGAAGAATTTAATTATACAGCAGATAAGGTTATTGATAGACAAGTTAAATTTGTATACACACGATATAAAGTTATTGCAAATGTGGATATCAAAAACTTTTTCGATAGTAATGAGTATGCAGAGGCAGTTACAATACTTGGTAAAGATACACTAAACAATTCTATAGAGAGGGAATTAATAAAACAAAAACCTCCCACTGCTGCAAATCTTGTAAATGCTGTTAAAATACCCGAACCAACATACACTAAAATAGTATCTCCAACTGGCGAGGGATTATTAGAAAAAATAGACGATATTGTTGATAAAGGTAGAGATATAGCGCAAGCAGTTAATCAGGCATATAATACGGCACAAAGTTATATAGGCAGAGTTCAAGGAAGTGTAACAGCAGGACTAAGATTATTTGGAGCCGATAAGGTAGCAGAGAATGTTGATAAATTTGTACATGATAAAGTTCAAGGGGAAGTATTATCTGAAGCAAGTAATATTATTAGTACTGGTACTCAGTGGGTTGAGGGGACTCAACAATTTAACAATGCCCTGAGAGAAATAACTTCTCCATTTGAATCTTCACAGCGAGCACAACAAGTCACTGATAGTTGGACTGATAAAGAAACTGGTACATATGTTAATGTTAATAATTTAAGAGCTATTCAAGGAGGTCCAGCTAATTTAGAAGCATTGGCGCAATCTGCTCCTGGACAACCACGCACATTCGACGCTGCAAACAAATTTGAAATAGATAAACCTGTATTTGAGAATACTCTAGTAAAATCTGCCATTCCTCCATCTTTAAAAAAAGAGGCTGGTGCAACTGTGTTATCATTAAATAGTGATTATGCAAAAATTGAAGAGGCTCAAATTAAAGCAGCACAACGTTATACAGACGCAGCAAAGACTGAAATTTCACAAGTTGTTACTACAGGTAAAGGCTTACAGGAAAAAATTAAAGCAGGTGATGTTTCTTCACCTGCCAATTTTCCACAATTTAATATTAATCAGTAATTAAGGAATAACAGATTCTGTTACTGCACCAGTCGTTGTCCACCATTGATATGCCAATGTTGCTTGTAGGGTCACTTCTTTACCTGAACCAGTGGTGTCATAAGTGATGTCACCAACCGTAACTGGATAAATACCTACAAGTTTCATTCCTCTAGCTGTTTTGCCGTCCCTATCAAACACAATAACGTTAGCCACAGTTTCGAATCCCTTAGGGCCATATGCACCGACTGATTCTCCTGCTTCATATGGAAATGCATTAAATATAGATTGCTGCCAGACAATTAATTTCTGACGAATGTTTAATTGCTGATCGCATCTAAATGTTACTGCCCAACCTGCACTGCCTGGAAATGATCCAGACCCTGGAACGTTAAATTGTAATCCCATAAAAGGAACTACTTGGTTATTGATTTGATAGCCTGGCAAGGTCGTAGAAGTAATAAGCACATTATCTGCTTGATTTAATACTCCGGGACCAATGCTTAGTACCCTCATTTGAAAGTCACGTGAAAAATCTCGTGACAATGCTTGTGTATAAAAACCACCTAATCCCATTCCCATAATAAACTCTCCTTTTATAATTACTTATTGTCGAATATATATTTTCCTTATATAAGTTCAGTAAAATCCTGACCTGTACGAGTAGCGATAAAGTTAATCAATATAAACTCTGCTACACGAACTGGCTTAATATAAATATCAACAATTAATTCATTTCGATCAATTGTTTCAGGGGTATTGTTACGCTCATCACAAACGATCATGTAATCATATACACCCTCATTAGCCTTAGCAAACTGGAATATAGGATCAATAGCGTCTTTCAAACGAGTACGAGTAAATACTGTATTTTGTTCAAATACGAAATATCGAGCCAATGCCAATACAGCCTTTTCTAACCATAAGAACAATCGGCGAACATTAATACGGTCAAATGCGCTAGGCTTGGTTTGTAGAGTCTTTTGACCCCAAACCACATAACCATCACCGGGCCAGTATACTGTAGGGTTGATACCATTCTTGTATAACAAATCTCTTTGTTTTTGAGATGGATTTACACCAATGTCTACAATATCACGTAGTATACCACGAGTTAATCCTGCAGGTGCATACCAAGGGAAGAACCGTGTATCTGTATCTATCATTAATCTTGATATATACCCCGATGGAGGCGCCCATATAAATTTGCCAGATGTATTATCATTAATCTTGAACCAATTAGCATAGGTACATGCATAACTTGTATTCGCAGCTCCAAATAGATTCTTTAAAGGCCAGAAAATATGTTGTGAAAAGTTCTTTGACTTATCAGTAAGAACTTTAACATCACCTGGACCTTGAACAAATATGTATCTTAATGGATCTGCTACATGCAAACAATCCTTACGAGTTGTTTCACAGAATGTAATAAAGATCTGATTAATTGTTTCATAAAGATCTTGTGCTTCAGCAGCAGATCCTGTTTCTTGATCAGCCAAGCCTTCACTGTCTCTATCAAACGTATGAGCATCTAAAATACCATTAATATATATAGTGTCATCAAACAATTGATTGTCTTGTTCAAATGTATCACGATTAGTTGCATCAGCAGGCCAGTTGTTCATATCTAACACCATACCAGTCCAAATTGTTCCCAATCCACTTTCTGGTACAATATCAACACGAATCTGTTCACGGTTTTCAACCAACCTTAATGATCTTTCAAGTTTATATGGCAGGTTGCCAATTAATTTTTCAGACTGTGCATTACATGGAGTGTAAATACCAGTTCCGTATAGATTATCTCCATCGGACATATATGTAGATGCATTGTTCAAATTAAATAACTGACGAGCAAAATCTGTAGGCTCTGGAGGGCTTACAGAAATTGAACTTTCCAATGGAGTTCTAGCAGGTGCCATAACACGCACTTTCTTTAGAGGATCATTTGTTATTGGATCAAACCATGCATTTCCACGAGTAGAAATATTAGGATTGATAAATGCTCTTAATGCACCTCCACTATTATTAATAACATTTTCCAAGAAGAAGTTCACCGCTTCACCTCCACGTGGATTGTTAATTGTACGAGTGCTATCAAAAGACCCTACATGAGTTTCCATTAGTACTCTATCAAGAGATCGCTCATCATCATTATATAATGATGGACGTAATTTCAATAGAGCTAAAATGATACTATCAGAATATCCATTCTGTCCTGTATTGCTAAAATCCCATCCAGGTGTAGTTTCTACAATTTCTGAAATGCTGTTACGAGTAGAATATGTTCCTGTCAAAGCAAAAGCAAGACGATCTGTGGTTAATTCTAACCAGCTATCCTCTGCAGTACTTCCGTTAAAAGTTTTAACATTACGAATACTGTCAAAATTAGAACCTTTATCTATCTTTGAATTATCCGCAATAGCAACATAGTAACCTGCAAACAAATCATTAATAGCTGTCTTTGCTTCATTTACAAGAATTAAGCCCGCATATCCAACACCAGACAAATCAGTAATTTGTGAGGTTGTGTGTCCGTAATCAAGACCATCTTTCCAACTAATACCACCCTGTTTCCAAGTTAATAAAGTTGTATTATCGACAGTAACATGATAAGGTGCGCCAATATAATAATCTTCAGCATCTGTTAAATTACATGGAGCAAACGATCCACCTGTTACAACTTCATACGTTGTAATCATAAAATCGTCTCCGGCGGTTAATGGGCCTGAACATGAAACCCACCAATCATACGTATCTGTTGCAGAATCTGATAATACGAAGCTACCGCCATATATAGGATCTGAAGCACTTAAAGACCCATTATTAATTGTAAAAGTAATATTAGTTTCAGGCCCCGTAGAAAGTTCTATATAAGATGTATCTACACCACTAATCATATTTGAAGCAGAGTTTAACACCAAAAAGGATACACTGCCGCTTGGAATAGTATTAATATCTGTAGAAAGTGTTTGTTCCTGCCACGATCCGGTGCCGCGCCACCCCTGATCGGTTACAGTATACTCGGTTGCATTTGATGTATATGGAAATACTGGATAAACCAGAGCACTATAATCATTAACATAACCATCGCCTGCGGCGGACCCGTATGGCAATCTTGTGGTTAACAATGTTCCATTAGCATATAATATCTGCCGACATGTATGATAAAAATATCTTTCAGCTGCATTCGTAGGCAGTC